AGGTTTTGATTTATTTGATTGGCAACGCTATGTGGCAGATGTTGGTTTAGAAAAAGATGCAACCGGTTTGTACAAGTACAGATCAGTATGCGCCCAGGTAGGTCGCCAAAACGGAAAAAGCAAACTTATTGAAACGCGTATTGCTTATGAGTTATTGCAACCTAAAAGACATGTTGCCTATACCGCCCAGGATCGCAATATGGCTAAAAGTAAATGGGAAGAACATTTACTAAGTTTTCAATTGTCGCCTAAGTTTGCAAAACGCATTGCTAGGGTATCTAGGGTTAATGGCAGTGAAAAGATATACATGCGTAATGGCTCAACTTATGGAATTGTTACACCTAACGATAAAGGCGCACGCGGTCTTAGTTTAAACTTAATGGTCATTGATGAAGCATTGACCCATCCGCTATCACTCATTGCTAATTTACAACCAACCCTTGCAACAAAACGCAATGGTCAATTATGGATTTTATCTAATGCCGGCAGGCCTGGAGAATCTGAGTTATTAGAGCATTACCGGGAAATAGGTCACCGTGAAATAGCCGAACCACAAAATAAACTTGCATGGTTTGAATGGTGTCCATCATCAGATGATTTTGACTATATGGATCAAGAAGTTTGGTATCAAGCCATACCTTCATTACATGAGGAAAAAGGCGTATTGCTAGATGCGGTAAAAGAAGCGGCTACAACCAACAGCCCTGAGATATTTACAAAGGAATGGTTAAATGTTTGGCCGTCTAGGGATGCAGTACAAGTAATCAATACTGAATTATGGGATTCTTTGGCTAGAACAGATATTGCAGTGGGTGATCAAATTGTTTTTGGTGTGGACATATCGCGTGAGCGTGATAAGGCTTCCATTGGTGCATCAAGTTTAGTAAGAGGTTTTACACCAATTGAACTAATTGAATGTAAAGAAGGCACATCCTGGGTATTGCCACGCTTAATTGAGTTATGTAAAAGATATAACACAAAGGTGGTGATTGATACTGGATCACCGGCGGCATCCCTTATAGCCGAACTGGAAAAAGAAAACATAGGCGTTATGTCTATTCACTTGCGTGATTACGCCATGTCATGTGGTTCATTTTATGATGCAGTACAAGCCAAAACTATATGCCACTTAGATGATCCCAATTTGAAAACAGCCATTATGGGTTCAACTAAAAGGCCATTGGGTGATTCCTGGGCATGGAATCGCCAAAGCACAACTAACATCACACCACTTGTAGCGGTTACGCTGGCACGCTATGGTGTGGTAACAAAAATAGAAGATCAGCCGGTTGCAAGGAGTAAAATCTACTAATGAAATACATATCATCAGTTTTACAAATCACAGGTTCTTTACTAATAGTTGCAGGTGTCGCAACAATTAACCCACTGGTAGCGGTAATATTATCAGGTGCATTTTTAGTTTTATTTGGTATTGCTTTGGAAAACAGAGGTAAATAATGCTAGGCCGATTGCTTAAAAGACAAATACAATCTTCTATGGTTTACACATCTTCGGGCTATGTAGATTCTTTAGGCCGTGTTGGTAGATTCTTTGAAGGTAATTGGGCAGGCGCGTATGTAGATCAAAATACCGCTTTAGGAATCCCGGCAATCTATCGCGGTATAACTTTAATTAGTGATGCGATTGGTGCGCTTCCACTTTGTGCATATCGCAATAAGCGCGAAGTATTACCAACGCCACAAATTTTAATGCGCCCTGTGCCTACTGAAACCCGAATGGAAACAATTAGCGCAATGGCGGCGGCTTTAATCATTCACGGTAATTATGTTGCAGTATTAGGTGAACCTGGTGCTAATGGATTACCTGAATCAATTTATCCGGTATCTCCTGACCGCGTACAAGTTACAACAGATAAAGGCAGAATCATTTACAAGATTGATGAGCGTACTTACGATCAATCAGAGATTATGCACATCAAGAATTTTACACTTCCAGGTGATTTAGTTGGTAAAGGTATTTTGGCAGTTGCTAAACAAGCATTAGGTAAAGAGATTGCAATCAATGAATACGCATCAAGATATTTTGATGGCGGAGTAAATCCTACTGCTGTTATTAAATCAGCAAACCCTGATTTGTCGCAAGAGGAAGCGGATGCCTTAAAGAGCGCGTGGATGGCAATGTATTCATCACGCAATAGATCACCGGTAGTTATGAACTCATCAACAGATTTTGAAGTGTTAAGTTCTAACGCGGCTGAATCACAATTAGTAGAGGCACAAACAGCCGGACTTACAGAAGCGGCAAACATTTTAGGTTTACCACCGTATTTCTTAGGATCACCTAATTCAAGCCGTACTTATTCAAATGTTGTAGAAGAAAATTTACAATTGATTAAATGGTCAATTCAGCCAATTGCGGAAAGAATAGAAGCGGCATTTTCTGATCTACTTGTTAGGGGTCAAACAGCCGGCTTCAAATATGATTCATTATTAAAAACTGATACCGCAAGTAGATACAACGCTTATGCAACTGCATTATCTAATGGCTTCTTATCTGTTGATGAAGTTAGAAGTTATGAAAATCTTGATCCTATGGATTATGAAGAAGGGGATGAAGAAGTTGGTGAAGAAGCCGAAGATGAATCACTGCAAAGTGATGTAGTTGATACAGTAGAGGATAATAACTATGTCTGATGAAAAAATGGAAAATAGAAATTACTCAGTAAATTTAGAGTTGCGTGTTAATGGAGATGGCCGCACCATTTTTGGTATTGCCGTGCCTTACAACAAAGAACAACGCATTACTAGCACAATGATTGAAGTTTTTAGAAAAGGCGTGTTTGCCGAAGTAATCAAAGCACCGCACCGGGTAAAACTTCTTAGGGGTCATGGTGAAAACAATGTGCTAGGCCGTGCCACATTACTTAGGGAAACCGAAGAAGGTTTATATGCTGAGTTTAAGATTTCAAAAACGCGTGAAGGTGATGAAGCGTTGGAATTAGTTAAAGATGGCGCGTTAGATCAATTATCAGTTGGCTTCATGCCAATTAAAAATAAAAAACGGCCTGATGGGGTTATGGAAAGAATTAAAGCACATTTGGCTGAAGTATCACTTGTAACTTTTGGTGCTTATGGCGAACTTGCCAGCATTACAGGTATGCGTGATGGCCAACCACAAATGACACCTAGACTAGATGAAGCAAGGAAAATATTAGATGCCATACAGCGTAGTAAGTAACCATCCCGAGTGTGAAGGGTATGCAGTTGTAAAAACTGACACCAATGAACTAATGGGTTGCCATAAAATGCAATCTCAGGCTGAAGATCAATTGACCGCAATTAACATATCAGAATATGGTGAAAACCGATCCGAAGCGATAGAGCCAGTAGAAGAAAAAACAAGATTTAACATGGCAACACAAATACTAAAAGAATTGAAAAAAGAGATATAATCGGCATAAGTCGTAGAACACCTAACCCTGGTTACCAGCGCGTTACACCTTCTCACTACAAACTAACTAATAGGAGAAAATAAATGTCTAACACTTTTCTAACTTCTCTACGCGAGAAGCGCGAATCAAAGACATCTCTAATTCAGGCAACTTTAGACCGCGCCGCCGAAGAAGCACGCGATCTATCAGAAGTTGAGTTGGCTAATGTAGAAGCCCTTAACTTGGAAATTAAAAAGTTGGATGAAAGAATTGAGCAGATGTCCGATATTGAAATTCGCAATCAAAAAGCCGCAGATTTAGCCGCTAAAGTTGATGCGAATATTGAGCCAAAGAAAGAAGCACGCGCAGGTGGCTTTATAGTTACAAGCGAACAACTTACTTACTCAGAGAGATCAAGCAATGATTTCTTAACAGATGCTTTGAAAGCACAATTTAAAACAGATGGTGAAGCAAGCGCAAGAATTGCACGCCACCAACAGGAAATGGCAATTGAAAAGCGCGCAGTTGGTACATCCAATTTTGCGGGCTTAGTAGTGCCACAGTATCTAGTTGATCTGTATGCACCATTGGCACGCGCAGGCCGCCCTTTTGCAGATGCCGCACGCAAGCATCAATTACCAACACAGGGCATGTCAGTAGTTATCTCTAAGATCAATACTGGTACAACAACTGCATATCAAACATCACAAAACACAGCCGCAGTATCGCAAGATATTGCAGATAACACCCTAACTGTAAATGTAAATACAATTGCAGGCCAACAATCAGTATCTAAGCAAGCATTGCTACGCGGATACAACATTGAGGGAATTGTTCTAGGTGATTTGATTCGCGATTACCACACCAAGTTGGATAACTCACTTCTAAATGGATCAGGCTCAAACGGCCAACCATTAGGTCTTCTAAACATGACAACTGGAGTTCTAGTAACTTACACCGCTACAACCGGTACAGTTGCAGGTTTGTATCCAAAGATTGCTGATGCGATTCAACAGATTCAAAGCAATATCTATGTAAATCCAAATGCAGTAATCATGCACCCACGCCGTCTAGGTTTCCTATTAGCCGGTGTTGATAGTTCAAATAGGCCGTTGATTGTGCCACAGGCATACAACCCTATGAACGCAATGGGTACAGGTAACGGCACACCTACTTACGGTAACTCAGGTTACTCAATTCTAGGATTGCCAATTATTGTGGATGCAAACATCTCAACTGCACAAGGCGCAAGCACAAATCAAGACACAATCTTTGTGGTTGATTTGAATGAAACCCATCTATGGGAAGAAGCCGCCGCGCCAACCTATGTTACATTTGAAGAACCAAATGGCAAGGTTGCGATTAATATCGTTCTATTCGGTATGTCAGCATTTACCGCAGAGCGTTATCCAAAGGCTGTTGCACAAATTAACGGTACAGGTTTAGCAACACCAAGTTTCTAAACCAATAAGTTTCCAGGCCGCTACCCTTCCAGTGGCCTGGATTCTAACTATGATCGGTATTTAAAGAATGGAGTTTGTCTAATGACCCAGGGCAGTACAGGATTTGGATACCGATCATGGCTATAACAAATGGATATGCAACATTAACTCAAATTAAAGCCTACATGTCTATATCAGATAACACTGATAATGATTTGCTAGAAGATTTGATTGAATCAGCATCAAGATCAATTGATCGGATTGCTAATAGAAGATTTTATTTAGATGCGACAGCATCCGCACGGCTTTACCGTGCTTATTCGGATATTTTTGTCTATGTAGATG